GTCCCGCTCCTACGAGGACGCGAAGAACAACAACGAGAAGCGGACCGTCATTGAGCTGGAGGTGGACGAGATCGGCCCCAGCCTGAAGTACGCGAACGCCAAGGTGAACCGCACGCAGCGCTCCGGCGCCCAGTCCGGCAACGGTGCGGGCGGCGGGCAGGCGCAGGGCAACTGGGGCAACCAGCCGGCGCAGGCCGACACCTGGGGCAACGGCGGAGGCGCAGAGGCCCCGTTCTAGACCCCGCACCACCTGGGACCCGTTCGGCATCACGCCGGGCGGGTCCTTTCGCGTGCCCGGGGATGAGTAGGTAACTCGACACAAGAAACACGTAAATTACCGGCGTGTCATTAGGTAGAAACGGCGGAACACTACGTAACTCTGCGGTAGACTGTACTTGTACGAAAACAAAGAAAGACCCGCCGGTGTCCAACCACCTGACGGGCCCAACCATTACTAAGGGGAATGGTTCTAAGTGAACAATAACCGCTCATCCGGCGTGCCCGCAATGCCGCCCGCCGAAGATTCTCTCACCATCCTGCGTGATGTCTCTCACGTCTACGAAACACTGAAGGACCTCCGCAAGCGCGCCGCCCAGGTCGCCCACGACGACGGGGCCACGTTCCAGCAGCTCGGCGACGCCCTCGGCGGCCTCACCCGCTCCGGCGCCTACAACTACCTCAACCGGGACGCGGCATGAGCGCCCGGATCAAGGCCCTCGATTTGTTCGCGGGCACCGGTTGGGGAGTGGCCTGCAAGCGGCTCGGCATCAAAGAGGCCGGGGTGGAGATCATGCCCGAGGCTGTGGCGACCCGCACGGCGAACGGCATGGACACCATCTACCACGACGTGTGGGACGGTTTGCAGCTCACCGCCGAACAGCACCGGAACGCCTACGGCCCCTATGGCCTGCTCATCGCGTCGCCGCCGTGCCAGACATTCAGCCTGGCCGGGAAGGGCGCCGGACGTGCCGCACTCGACGAAGTCCTCGAAGCGATCGAGCTGCACGCCTACAAGGACGCCGACGCCCTCCTGGCCTTCGGTGAGCAGCACGACATGCGGACCGCGCTCGTCCTGTCCCCGCTCGCCTACGTCTGGCGCGACCGCCCCCGGCTTGTCGCGTTCGAACAGGTCCCGACCGTCCTCCCCGTGTGGGAAGCGTGCGCCGAAGTCATGCGCGGATGGGGTTACCAGGTCAAGGTCGAAGTCCTCAACGCCGAGCAGTACGGCGTCCCACAGACCCGCAAGCGGGCCATCCTCGTCGCACGCCGCGGCGGGCCCGTCAACCTGCCAGCGCCGACGCACTCGAAGTACTACTCCCGCACCCCGGACAAGCTCGACGCCGGAGTCCTGAAATGGGTAAGCATGGCCGAGGCTCTCGGCTGGGGCGGGGACGATTTGACCATCTGCCACGGCGTCCAGAAGAACTCAGCCCGGCGCCCGATGACGGAGCCCGCCGGGACAATCGCGTTCGGACACGATTCCGCATCGGTCGGGTTCGCCCCGGCTGTGGTCGGGGACCACCTCGCACTCCGGGAGGCAAAGCGGGGCGGGGGCTTCCAGCCAATCACCGTCGAGCAGGCCGCGATCATCCAGTCCTATCCGGGCCGCGGACTCACTGACCGCCCGTCCCCGACCATCACGGGCGGCGGCACGGACGCGGGCGGCGCCGAACCCATCGCCAAGTACCACGAGCGCTACACCGGCTCTCCCGGCTGGACTGGATCCACGGAGCGCCTCACCACCGATGAAGCGGCAACGCTGCAGAGCTACCCGCCGAGGCCGTTCGTCTGGTGCGGCACGAAGACGAAGCAGTTCCTCCAGATCGGCAACGCGGTCCCCCCGCTCCTGGCGGAAGCGATCCTCTCCGCCCTCATCGGCATCAAGGCAGGGCGGTAACCATGGCCTACGTCTACAAGGGCACCCAGCGCGACGCCGCCCCGGTGCCGGCGCCCGTCAAGCTCACCCCAACCACCGTCAAGCCCCGCCCCGTCCGCGCCCCGGTTGCCCGGCCCCGCGTGTTCGACCCGTCCAAGTGCGGGAGCCAAGCCGGTTACAAGCAGCACCGCCGCTACGGCACGGACATTTGTGACGCGTGCCGGGCAGCGAACTCGGCCTATCACCGGGCCTGGCGTGCAGCGAACCCCAAGGAACCCGCGAACCGTCCCGATGGCCGGTTCAGCCCCGGGCACTGCGGCACCCCCCAGGGGTACCAGCGGCACCTCCGCGCCGGCACCCCGACGTGCGTGCCCTGCCGGGCCGCGCACACCGAACGGCACCGCGGCTACCGGACAGCAAAGGCGGCCGCCTGATGAGCGTCCAAGCAACGAGTTGGGTGTGGGAGCACTCGAAGTCCGAGGGAAGCTCACGGCTGGTCCTGTTGGCGATCGCTGACGCGGCGAACCGGGAGGGCGGGCAGTCGTTCCAGTCGGCCCCGTCCATCGCCCGCATGACGGGCCTGTCAGTCCGTACCGTGTGGCGGTGCATCGACTCCCTGATCGAGATGGGGGAGATCACCAAAGAGGGCCGGCAGGGCGAGTATCAGACGACCGTGTACGCGCTGCCCGCCGTGTCAATTTGTCACAGTGTCAATTTGGCACGGCGTGACACTGGTGGTATTTCCGCCGTGCCAAAAACGTCCACCGCCGTGCCACCTATTGGCACACAACCCCATATACCCCAAAAAGATAACCCCAAGGGCTCGCGCCTCACTGACGCCTTCGTCCCGTCCGAGCTGCAGCTTGCCTGGGCCAGGAAGAACACCCCGGACGTCGACCCCACTTTGGAGACGGCGCAGTTCATTGATCACCACATCGCGAAGGGCTCGGTCATGAAGGACTGGGGCCGGGCATGGCAGACGTGGATGCGGAACCAGCAGAAGTGGTCCGCACCGAAACAGCAGACGATCATCCCGGCGAACAGCCCGTGGTCGAAGGACTTTCACAGGAACGGAACGAACGCATGAGCGACACGATGGCACCGCCGCAGGACAATGACGCGGAACGCTCCACACTGGGGGCGCTCATGCTCTCCCGTGAGGTCTTCCAGGATGTGACGGACATGGTGACCGGCCCTGACTTCTACCGGCCGGCGCACGAGACGATCTACCGGACGATCCTGGAGCTGCACGCCAAGGGCGAACCGGTGGACGCCGTGACCGTCTCCGGCGCTCTCAGGGGCTCCGGGGACCTCGACCGGGTCGGAGGTGCCGGGTACGTCCAGGAACTCGCCCAGGCGTGCCCTGCGCCCTCCGCGGGGGGGCATTACGCGGCGATCATGGCGAAGGCCGCCGTCCGACGCCGCCTCGCCACGGCCGGGCACAAGATCGCGTCCATGGCACACCAGCCCGGCGACGAGTCCGAACTGGTCGAGTTCGCCCGCAAGGAAGTCGACGCCACGTCCAAGGCGACGACCACAGCGGTGCAGTCCTTCGGGGAAACCATCGACGCCATGCTCGGTCAGTTGGATGAGAAGCCGGACTATATCCCCACCCCGTGGCCGTCCGTGAATGAGATCATCGGCGGCCTGCGCCCCGGCGGGCTCTACATCGTGGCGGCCCGCCCGTCCGTGGGGAAGTCCGTGATCGCCCTGCAGCTCGCCAAGGCGCTGACGGCGCGGGGCTCGGTGGCGTTCTCGTCGCTGGAAATGTCCGAAACAGATGTGCAGATCCGGGCCGTGTCCGCTGACCTGCGGATCGACCTGTCCCGGCTGATCAAGCGGGACCTGCTCGCCTCCGACTGGGAGAAGATCCGCACCCGCCGCGCCACCTGGGAGCACGTGCCCCTGTTCGTGGACGACAACTCCGGGGTGACGATCACGGACATCAAACGCTTCGCCCGGTCCGTGAACCGCCGCAAGCCCCTCGCCGGGCTCGTCGTGGACTACCTGCAGCTCATGTCCCAGCCGCCCGGTGACAAGCGGCCCCGGCATGAGTTTGTCGCGGACATGTCCCGGCAGCTCAAGATCCTGGCCATGGAGATGAAGATCCCCGTCGTGGCGCTCTCCCAGCTCAACCGTGGCTCCACCCAGCGGGAGGACAAGATGCCGCAGATTTCGGACCTGCGGGAATCCGGGGCGATCGAGCAGGACGCCGACGTGGTGATCCTGTTGCACCGGGAAATCATGGGCGAGAAACGCGGGGACCTCGCCATGTTGGTGGCGAAGAACCGCAACGGCTCCACCGACGTCGCGCACCTGACTTTCTGGGGCCACTACTCGTCCGCGTACGAGCCCGGCTACATCCCCACTTCCACGGCGGCACACACGGACAGGACGGCAGCATGACACGCTCACGTAAGACGGCACGGTCGGCGGGGTCCAGCTTTGAGCGGCTGGTCGCCGACGGGTTCGCCCTCGAAATGGAGAATGACAACATTGACCGGAAGGTCAAGACGGGCGCGAAGGACCAGGGCGACATCGGGAACGTCCGGCACCTGAACGGTGACCGGGTCGCGGTGGAGGTCAAGGAGTACGGGGGCCGGTTGGAGCCGGCGCAGTGGGTGCGGGAGGCGCAGCAGGAGGCGGTGAACTATGACGCGTTGTGCGGGTTCACGGTGGCCAAGCGGCGGGGAACAACGGATTTCCGGGAGCAGTGGGTGATTATGACGGTCGCTGATGTGCTGGCGTTGCTGACCGGGGAACGGTAGACACGCCGGAGAAAGTCCCCGACTTTATGGAACACTAGGGAACTTTGCTGTAGACTGATGGAACAAAGACGAAGCCCCGCGACTGGTTCAAGACAGTCCGGGGCAATGACGGGAAGGAACCCCGCAATGCCCATTGTACCCACCCCCGAACTGGAGGCCGCGGTCCTGTACCGCCAGCTCCGCATCGCCAAAGTCGCTATGGAGCGCGCCGACGCGACACTCGCCCAGGCCTCCACCGAAGCAGCCCAAGCCCGCGCCCGGTATGAATCCATCCAGGCAGAGATCCGCGACCACGCACCCGTCGGGAACGTGGCATGAGCGACTACACCGAGCACCTGATCAGCATGGCCGGCGGGGACGGGGACCGACTCGCGGAGATTGAGGCACGCCGCGCAGACTGCCAGACGTACAACTTTGGGATGCGGAACGCTGACAAGCTCGCACATGAGGACGTGCCCTACCTCCTCGCCATGGTGCGGGAACAGCGGGCCGCGCTTGACCTCATCGCAAACCAGGCCAACGCCGCGGAAATGCTCTGCCGGATGAACGGAATGGATCCGGAGCTTGCCAGCGTCCCAGCCGGCGCCATCCGTGCCGCGATCACAGCAACGGTGACGGCATGAGCGCCGACCTTGCCGCGGATCTGGCCGCCGCTGATGACGCGTACACTGCCGCAGTGTCGGCTGCCGCGGGTGGCGGGGACTGGGCGCATGCACGGCAGGCCCGGGAGGCTGTGAAGCAGGCCCGCGCCGCACTCGTCGCCGGGGAGGCCGCATGAGTGAGGACGAACGCGAGGCTCAGGCCCGGGCGCAGGAAGCCGACCGGATCGGCCCCGACCAGGAACGCGCCGACACCTACGAGAGAGAAGACCATTCATGAACCCCGACTGCCGAGACGGCAAGCACGCTTCATGCTCCGGCGACGGGTGGGACATCGAAGCAGATGCACCCACCGCGTGCCCCTGCGACTGTCACGGCCCCACCCGTGCCGGAGTGTGAGGCGGAGCGCCGGATCAAGCAAACCCTGTACGTGATGGAGAACGACTGGGCGTCGGGCTCGTTCGATTACGGGAAGGTCAAGCAGATGCTGACCGGCCGCAAAGACGACACGTGCACGTGTGAACCGGCGCGACACGCCCAACAGTGAGGAACAGTAAGGAACTTCCCTGTTAAGATGTGTGATATGAGCAACTGCGGCGCATGCACTGGGGAAACGAACATCAAACT